ATCTATTATAGAAAGACAAAACAAACGCGTAACACAAGAAAAGGAAAACCAATTCATAATGTTACTGTCATTAGACTAGAGATAGCTATGACTGACAAAGACACTATTAAGTGGTGTCATGATACTTTTAAATGTGGATCCTTTGGTGAACGTAAAGTTAAAGAAGGAATGAAAAGACAATGGCGTTGGCGCGTAGCCCATAGAGATTGTTTAGGAATTTGTATAGCTGTGTGGCCCCATATTAAAAATAAATTACATAAAATAGAACAAGTGATAGACCATTATGAACGTTATGATGGTGTAGATAGAGATAATGTAGTTGATTTAGAAAACTACAGATTAACTAGAAAGTTTAATTGGAATCTACATGGCCAATAAAAAGATAGATATAAAATATAGTTCTATTATTTTGGTAGGGGTTGTAAACTAGATTTGTATATCTAGGGAGTATTTAGAAATCTTATTGAGAATGATTATCATTAGCAAGGATAGGGCGAGAGCCACCCCCACCCCCCATGGCGTATTATAGCAATGTTATACAAAATGACCAGATAGAGGTGTTAACCAGTAGCTGGGCCACTTCAAAGGGGGTTGCAATGTCTAGGGAATGTAAGGGAAGAGACTTATGATGTTAACCAGTACCTTGCCCACTGCAAGTACAGGGTCGGGGTGTGGTTTATCTTCATAGATTATATAGGGTATGATAGGTATATAACCGCCCCCAGGGGGATAATTATATTATACACCCTAATATCGGTTTTGTCAACAACAAAATTAATTATTTTTTTCTTGACAAAGTGTTAACTAGATGTTATAATAGGGGTATGAGTTTTTTACAAACAACAGATAATAAAAATAAAAGGAAACTAACTGGTAAACAAGAGAAATTTCTAAATGCCCTGGCAGGAGAAGCAAAGGGTGATGCGAAACAAGCTCTTGTAGTGGCAGGTTATGAACCTACATCTTACTATGCGGTACTTGATTCCCTTAAGGAAGAGGTAGTAGACGTAGCAAATACTATATTAGCCCATAGTGCTCCCAAGGCGGCAGCCAAATTGGTGGATGTACTTGATAGTGATGCACCAATTCCTCAAGTAGGTGCTAAGTTACAGGCGGCTCAGACTCTTTTGGATAGAGTCGGCATTAGCAAAAGGGAGAGACTTGAGGTTAATCATAATCATCAGGGTGGTATTTTTCTTTTACCTGATAAAGAAGAAGTAATTATAGAAGCAAAAGATGCTGAGTATAAGGAAATAAAAGACAATGAGTAAAACTATTTATAAAAGAAAGACAAGTTCTACTATTCCTTTTGGTTATAAACAATCAGAGCAAATGGATGGGTTTATAGAACCAATACCTGAACAGCTCAGTGCTCTTGAAGAAACAAAAGAATATATTATGAATGGTGCTCTATCTCTTCGTGGAGCTGCTGAACAACTTGAACATAAAACAGGACGAAGTATATCTGCGGTTGGGCTAAAGAAAATAGTAGATAAAGAAAGAAAGAAAAGTTTATTAGCCAAACAATTATGAATGACGTAGTAATAGAAAAAAAGAAGCCTGGTAGACCAAGGGGTTCCAAAGGCACTAGAACTTTAACTAGAGAACATCAAGCTAGATTAAAGGCAGCTAGAGACCTAAAGGCTAAAAAGAAAAAGATTGAAAAGTTAAGTGTTAAGCTTAATAAGGAACGAGGTAAGTTAAAAGATACAAAGGAAGCATTAACTGCTCCAGTATTAACAGAGTCTACTAAAGAAAACTTACCATCAAAAGTTAAAGAGTTTATAGAAGAGAATAAAGAATCAATTGTTTTTAGACCTAACAAAGGCCCACAAACAGATTTCTTAGCTGCGGCTGAACAAGATGTGTTATATGGTGGTGCAGCTGGTGGTGGTAAGTCTTATGCAATGCTTGTTGACCCATTAAGATTTATGCATCGACCAACTCATAGAGCTTTATTACTTAGACGTTCTATGCCAGAGTTAAGAGAACTTATAGATAAATCAAGAGAGCTATACCCAAAAGCTTTTGTTGGTGCTAAGTTTAGAGAAGTAGAAAAGATTTGGAGATTCCCAAGTGGAGCTATGCTTGAGTTTGGATACCTTGACAGAGATGCCGATGTATATAGATATCAAGGACAAGCCTACAGTTGGATAGGGATAGATGAGTTGACTCAATATCCTACAGAGTTCCCCCTTCAGTATTTGCAATCACGATTAAGAACAACCGATTCAGAAATCAAAACTTATATTCGGTGTACTGCAAACCCTGGAGGCGTTGGAGGACATTGGGTTAAGAAGAGATATCTTGACCCATCACCACCTAATGAAAGCTTTGAAGGTAATGATGGACTAACTCGTAAGTTTATTCCTGCAAGACTAGATGACAACCCATATCTTGCAGAAGATGGTAGATACGAACAGATGTTATCATCTCTTCCTCCAGTACAAAGAAAACAATTAATGGAAGGTAACTGGGATGTTAGCGAAGGTGCAGCCTTTGCAGAGTTTGAAACAGAGAAACATATTATACCTCCATTTCAAATACCTTATCATTGGCAAAAGTATAAAGGGATTGACTACGGATATGCAGCGGAGTCTTGTTGTGTATGGGCAACAGTAGACCCTGAAGATGATACTATTATTGTTTATAGAGAACTTTATCAAAAAGGTTTAACAGGTCAAGACCTTTCAGAATTAATAACTGAAATGGAAAAAGATGAAAGAAGAAGTATTCAAGGAGTTCTTGATACTGCTGCCTGGAATAAAACAGGAACTACTGGGCCTACAGTTGGTGAAACTTTAGTAAGAGGAGGACATAAACTTCGACCAGCAGATAAAAATAGAATTCAAGGTAAGATACAAATACACGAGAAGTTAAAACCAAATAGAGATTCAGGACGACCAAGATTACAGATTATGTCAAATTGTGTAAATTTAATTAGAGAACTACAAAGTATTCCTGTTGACCCTAACAGACCAGAAGATGTTGATACAAAAGCATCAGACCATGCTTATGATGCTCTTAGATATTTAATTATGTCTAGACCAAGAATGCCTAGTACATATAGAGAAATGGGTGAGATAAAAAGGTTCACACCTTCTGACCCAACATTTGGATATTAACAATATGCCTGTCTACACTTTTAAAAATAAAAAAACAAAAGAGATATACGATATTGTTATGACCTACGATGAGTTTCTTAAATATAGTAAGAAACGAACTGTAGAAAGAATCTTAAAACCTGCAGCTCTAACTAACTTAAGTAATGGAGCTGAAGGAAGTTTTAGGGAGTGGTGTCATCAACCTGCCGATGATATAGACACTAGTAAATCAAATAACTTTAGACAATCAAAAGAGGAGTATTTATTTTCAAATGCCACAGACAAATAAGAAAAACGAACTAGACGGTAGAACAATAAGAATAGGGTTTGCAGATGTAGAGATTAAGGAACAAGCCCCTCAATTTAAGAAATCTAATATGACTGATTGTTTTGGTCAGTATACTCATAGGGAGAACCTAATTGAGATACAGCCTGGACTTTCTAGTATAGATGAGGCTAATACATTGATTCATGAGATAATTCATGGGTGTGTTTACATCTCATCACTTAATACTGAGGGTCAACCACTATCTGCAGATAATGATGAAGAAGTGGTAGTTAATAGTCTTTCTAACTATTTAATACAGGTATTTAGGGATAATAAGTGGTTATTACCATATTTAAATAAAAAAGTACTTGACAAGTAGTTCAAATGACTGTATAATAGAAAATACAGATATTTTATATATATATTATATAGTTACAATTAATGGGGTATAAATGGAAGAAGAAGATATACAAAAGAAAACTGTAGAAGAAATAGCAAGAGAGCAAGAAAAATCAAAGCTTTCAGCCTATATCTATAGTAAATTCTCTGATGCTGAGACATCTCGTAGAAGTGATGAAGACAGATGGTTAGAAGCATATCATAATTATCGTGGACAATATTTTAAAAATGTTAAGTTTAGAGACCACGAAAAGTCAAGAGTTTTTGTAAAGGTAACAAAAACAAAGGTTTTAGCAGCATATGGACAAATAACTGATGTTCTTTTTTCTGCTAATAAGTTTCCCATCTCTGTAGAAGAGACTAAGATACCCGAAGGTATAGCAACTTTTGCTCACCTCAATCCACTTAAAGAGCAATTAGGTGACGGTCTTCAACAACCCACTCCCTCTATAGAAGGAAACTTAATGGGAATGGGTGTGTCAAGTGAGACTCCTGCCCCAACACCAGATGTTGCTCCCCTTGGTTTTGAAGGGGATGGGAATACCTTAGAACCTGGTTCTACATTTAATAAGGTTAATGAAGATTTTTTAGCATCTCTTAGAAAAGAATATGAGGGAGCAGGGCTTGAAGAAGGACCTGCACCTATGCCAGAGATGCCTCAGATTAAACCAGCTCAGATAGCAGCTCGTCGAATGGAAAGACTTATTCATGATGAGATTGATGAATCTAATGGTGGTAGTGAGTTAAGAAATTCTATATTTGAATCAGTACTTCTTGGTACTGGAATTATTAAAGGCCCTTTTACTTTTAATAAAACTCTTCATGTTTATGATAAAGATGAAGAAGGAAATAGACAATATCAACCAAAACAAGTAAAAGTACCTAGAGTTGAGCATGTAAGTCTTTGGGATTTTTATCCTGACCCAAATGCAAAAAGTATTGAAGAATGTGAGTTCACAATTCAGCGACATAAATTTAATAGAAATCAATTAAGGAATTTGCTGAACCGTCCATTCTTTGATAAAAGAGCAATCTTAGAAACATTAGAAGAAGGCCCTAATTATAAAAACAGAAGCTTTGAATCAAGTTTAGATTTAGGAGAAGATAGCTATGATGCTAGTGAATCCTCTACTAGATTTGAAGTTTTAGAATATTGGGGTATTGTAGACAAGAGTGTTCTTGCAGCTTCTGGTATGGAAATTCCAGAAGAATTTACAGAAGAAGATGAGTTACAAGTTAATGCTTGGGTAACTGAAAATAAAGTTTTAAGAATGGTTGTTAATCCATTTAAACCTTATAGATTACCTTATCATTCTTTTCCTTATGAAAAAAATCCATATAGTTTCTTTGGTATCGGTGTTCCAGAAAACATGTCAGATGCTCAAGCAATTATGAATGGACATGCAAGAATGGCAATTGACAATCTTGCATTATCAGGTTCACTAGTATTTGATATAGATGAATCAGCACTTGCAGCTGGTCAATCAATGGATGTGTATCCTGGAAAAATATTTAGAAGACAAGCAGGTATGCCTGGACAAGCTGTACATGGACTTAAGTTTCCAAACACAGCAACAGAGAACATGATGATGTTCGATAAGTTTAGACAACTTGCTGATGAATCAACAGGTATTCCGTCGTACTCTCACGGACAAACTGGTGTGCAAAGTATGACAAGAACTGCATCTGGTATGTCTATGTTATTAAGTGCAGCGAACTTGAACGTAAAAACTGTAATCAAAAACATTGATGACTATTTACTAAGACCACTTGGTGAAAGTTTCTTTCAATGGAATATGCAATTTTACGAAGGCGACTTAAACATTGAAGGTGACTTAGAGATAAAAGCAACAGGTACTTCAAGCTTAATGCAAAAAGAAGTAAGGTCTCAAAGGCTAACAATGTTCTTACAAACAGTTCAGAATCCAGCGATAGCACCATTCGTTAAGATTTCTGAAATAATAAAAGAACTTGCGTATAGCTTAGATTTAGACCCTGATGAAGTTATTAATGACCCAGTGGCTGCTGAGATATATGCTAAAATTATAGGATTACAAAACAATGCTCAGCAACAAGGAACTCAAGACCCTACAGCAATTGACGGCCAGCCCCCAATGGATGGTGCTCAAGGATTACCTCCTGAAGCTTCAGGAACAGACAGTCAAGGAACTGGCAATGGCACAATCGGAACAAGCAATATTCCGCAGCCAGGGGAAATGGAATTTACTGGAACAGTTAATGCGCCTCCAGGAAACAACTAAAAACTATAACAAAGAATAGAAAGGGCAATAGTATGAGTTGGTTTGATAAAGTAGAAAAACTCTATAACAATAATATTAAGATTGATAAGGGTACTGGTGACTCTTATAAACGATTTTTTAAAGGTCCTCCCTCTACTCCTAAAAATCCAGGAGAAGTTCAAAGAGATTATGCCAGTAAACAAAGTATAAAAGTTCAAAAAAATAAGGCTAAGTGGAAACCTAAAGCTACTCCTAAAAATCCAGGAGAAGTTCAAAGAGATTCTGCTAGTAAACAAAGTATGAAAACTCAAACTAATAAAGCTAAATGGAAAAAAGGTTTTATTAAAACTCCTAAGTGGAAACCTTACCCACATACTGGACCTAAATTATAATGCCAAAAAAAATAAATAAAAGAAAAGTAAAAGGTTATAAACCTGGTGGGTATGTAATGCCAGAAAATACTGAACGACCTGGTGTTCTTTTTGCTGACCAACTAACTACTTATGGAATTCATAACTTATTAAAGGCAACAAAGAAAGCAAGGCAAGGTTAATATGGCAACACCAGGATATGCAGCACTATACAGAGTACCAGGAGTATCTAAGAATACTACTATGTATAAAGCTCCAGAAGAAAATATTGGAGAAGAAAAAGCTCCTACTATGGGATTAAATAATCCTACTGTACCTAATGAAGTAAGAACTGCTGGACAACCTCAAATGATGTTTGACCCATCAAGAGCTAGATATGCTGGAGGTGGAGTAGCTGGACTTAAAGAAAAAGAATTTAGTATTGGTGATGACCCAGGTTATCGTGCCTATCAAGAAGGTGGTATGATTATTCCTGAATTACAAAATGTAGAAAATGAAGGAATGCCTTTAGATTTAGTTAGTGATAGTGATAGTAATGAAGATACAGTAGATACTATTGATGAAGAGAGTATAGAACTACCTGATTTAGATGTTATAGAATCAGATTATGATAATGAAAAAATGAATATTAATGTTAGTACTTCAATGTTAACTGCAGATGATGAAATAGTACTAGAAAAAGCTATAGAAACATTTCCAGAATTAATGGATATAATTCCAAAAATGTTACTAGCTGCTAATGAAGATATAAAAGAATTCTCTGGTGAAGGCGAAGTCGATGGACCAGGAACAGAAACATCCGACTCAATCCCTGCAAGATTATCAGATGGGGAGTTTGTATTTACAGCTAAGTCAGTTAAACAATTAGGTGTAGATAAACTTCGTAAGATGATGGCAAAAGCAGAGAATGATTACGATAAAGATATGAACATCCAGGACATGAATCAAATGGAGTCTTCTCCTATGGACATTGTTCCAACGGATGTCATGAGTGCTGCTCGTGGCGGTTTAATGAAAAACCCTTACAAGTAGAACTTTATAAATAGAGCTACCCTGCCAATCACTGAGGCACTCTATTTTCGGCTACTCTTGCAATTTCGCAAGACCCCAACAATAACAAACGAAAGGTGATTAAAAATGACTGAAGGTAAAGAGAACCCTCTTTTGAAAAAAAGAACTACTTCTCAGAAGAACGACGAACAAGAAGCTAATCCATATAATCAAAAGAAAGATTATCTTGATTATGATGCTATGGATGAAGCAGCACAAAAACCATACGAAGGTGCAAATGATGCGATGGGTTACAAAGAACCAAAACCTAAAGTAGTTGTGGATACAATGATAGACACAGAAGAAGCTACTCAGGAAGAGGAAGTAACTCAAGAATCTCAACCTTATAAAAAAGTTGACTATAAGAAAAGGTATGATGATTTAAAAAAACATTATGATACTAAGGTTAACTCTTTTAAACAAAAAGAAGAAGAGCTTCATGCACAATTAAGAGCTAATAGACCAAAATATAAAGCTCCTAAAAGTAAAGAAGAACTTAATGAGTTTAAAAAGAATTATCCAGATGTTTATGATGTAGTTGAATCAGTTGCTCATACTCAAGCTACTAAAGAAATGGAAGATTTAAAAGGAGAACTAAAGATTCTTCGTGATAAAAATACTGAAATTTCTATGAAAGAAGCAGAGTTAACTTTGGAAAAACTACACCCAGACTTCTCAACGATTCGAGAATCCGATGAGTTTCATGAATGGGCTGATAGACAACCAGAAGAAATAAAAGGTTGGATTTATAGTAATGGTTCAAATGCTACTTTAGCTGCTCGTGCAATCGACCTCTTCAAACAGGATGTCGGCAAGTTACAATCTAATACTAAAAGTGATACTTATTCAGGTGATTTAGTATCTTCTTCAGAAATGATAAAGGTAAAAAATAACAAAGAAATAGGTTACGGAAGTAAAAAGATTTGGACTCGTTCACAAATTGCAGCTATGTCTCAAAGTGAATTTGATAAGAACGAAAAATCTATTACAGAAGCTATGTCTGAAGGTCGTGTCGTTAATGATATGGGCAAAAGAAATTATGGCGGTAGTGGAAATCCGACTTACTAATTTTACTCGTACTTAGTTGCTAAATTAACAACTAACTAAGGAGGAAGTAATGGGTACATTACAAAATGCGTCGAATGCAAACCTCTCTAACTTTGATGTAGGAGTTTCAACCCAAACAGGCGAATATTGGGTTCCAGAAATTTTCTCGAAGAAGATTCAAAACTTCTTCAGGAAATCCTCTGTCATTGAAGCTATAACTAATACAGATTACGCTGGTGAAATTAGTGGTTTTGGCGATACCGTTAAAATCATTAAAGAACCAACTGTATCTGTGGCAGCTTATACGAGAGCAGCAGCGACAACAAAACAATACCTTACTGATGCCCAAGCGACACTTGTTATTGATAAAGCAAACTCATTTAAGTTTATTATCGATGACATTGAGGAAAGAATGTCTCATGTCAATTTTGCATCTGTAGGCGCTTCAAGTGCGGCGTACACACTAAAAGACACGATGGACAGCGAAGTAATTGCTGCGATGTTCGCTGGTTGTTCAACAAGTTCACCTGACCATGTAATTGGTTCAGATAGTTCAACTTCTGACACAACTATGACACACGCAACAAACTCTGTTGACTTGAGTAATGCTGCTGCAGACGTGTCTCCACTACAACTTATGGCTAGATTGTCAAGACTATTAGATGATTCCAATGTTCCTGAAGAAGGACGTTGGTTTTTAGCAGACCCTAGATTCTACGAAGAACTAGCGGATACTGATTCTAAGTTAATGTCTTCTGACTATAACCAAGGTGATGGTGGCGTAAGAAACGGCTTAGTAGCTAGTGGTTCTATTAGAGGTTTTAAAATGTATAAAACTAATAATATTGCTGCAACTTCTAATGCAGACGGTAAATGTATAGCTGGTCATATCAGCTCTACTGCTACTGCACAATCTATCCTTAACATTGAAACTCTACGAGACCAAGATACTTTTGGTGATATCGTAAGAGGACTTCATGTTTATGGAAGAAGTGTTCTTAGAGACGATGCTGTTGTATCAGCATTCTATAAATACGGATAAGACGTAATTAGAAGGGGCGATTAAGTTCGCCCTTTCTTTTATATATAAGGAATTTTAAAAATGGCTAAAATGAAAAACGGAATTGAATATACTGATGTTATAACAGAACATTTACCTTTCTTAAAAGAAGGGAATAATGTAGATTCTTGTGATTATAGTAAAGAAAAATATCCAAGACAATACGGTAAAATGGATTTAAGAAGAAAAGCTGATATTGGTAGTCCTGATGTAGGTACTCCATCTTATAAAGTTTCAGAATAACAGGGGTAATAAAAAATGGCTGCTCCATTTAGAACATATCTAGATTTAACTAATACTATTATTAGAGAATTAAATGAAGTAGAATTAACGTCTGTTACTTTTACAGCAGCTACGGGTATACAAAAATATATTAAAGATACAATTAATAGAGCTTACTTTGATATTTGTACTGCAGAAGATAAATGGAGTTTCTTAAGTGCAGGAGACCCATCTAATAACTATTATGGTAATACTTATATTGAAACATCTTCTGGTACTAAGTGGTATGATTTAAGAAGTTCTCAAACAATTTTAAATGAATATAGTTTTATTGATTGGGATAATGTAATTGTTACAGAAGAAGGAGTATCTGGTAAATCTGCTCCTTATGAAATTCATAGACTACAGCCAATGTCTATAAATAGTTGGCAACGAAGTTATGGTTTAGACGAAGCTCGTGATAAAAGTGATTCACAAACTTATGGAATACCTAAAAGAGTTATAAGAGTTCCAGAAAATAATAAACTTGGTTTATCTCCTATACCTGATGGAGTATACAGAATTTATTTTTATGCTTATGTTCAGCCAACTGAACTATCAGCACACGGAGATACAGTAGTATTTCCTAAACAATATACATCAGTTTTATTAGCAAAAGCTAGATATTATGTACATCAATTTAAAGATAATATGTCTCAAGCACAACTATCAGATGTTGAATATCACAAAGGATTAAGAAGTATGAGGGAACAGCTTATAGAGCCTTTCCCAGAAACTATGGATGATAGACGTAGTATATATGTCTAACACAAAAAAACAGGTAAAGCTACCAGCTCCCTGGAATAAAGTAAATAAAAAAGAAGTAATTAAAAATTTTTTTAAAGTATGGCAGAACAAGGTATATCGATAAACTGTGAGGGCGGATTAGATTTAGTTTCAAGTACCGCTTTACTTTTTAGAACTCCAGGAGTAGCTCAACGACTTAATAATTTTGAGTCATCTATTCATGGTGGGTATAGAAGAGTTAATGGTTATTCTAAGTTTGGAAGTAACCAACCAGCTGGAAGTGCAGACGATATAGAAGGTATATATAGATATGCTAAAGGTGTTGTAGCTTGTCAAGGTTCTAATATTTATTATAGTGCAGATGGAAATACTTGGAGTCAAGTAAATAAAAACACTTACCAATCTAAAACAGGCACAGTTGCAGTAAGTTCTGGAGGAGCTACAATAACAGGAACAAGTACATCTTTTAGTACAGAGTTTGCAGTTGGTGATGATATAAAAATTAATGGTGAACAGTTTTTAGTATTAAGTATAGCAAGTAATACTTCAATGACAGCAGATGGAAACTTTGCTTCTAGTGCATCAAGTCAAACAATTTATAAAAACGGAGCTACCGCTTCTCAATTAAATAGTGCAAGTGCAGTATCAAGAGGTTCTCAAAGTCTTTGTGAATTTGCTTTTTATGAAGGAAATAAACAATACGGTAAACTTTATATAGCTGATGGTACTAATAAGATTGGTGAATTAGTTATAGAAATTACAAATTCAGGAGTACATACTTATTCATTTAAAGAAATAAATAGGGAAGCTCCTACAGACCCTGAGTTACTTACAATATTTGGTGAAAGATTAATAGTTGCAGGTCATTCAGAAAATCCACAAGTAGTTGCTTGGAGTACTAGATTATCACCAGAAAATTTTACAGGTAGTTCAGCAGGTACAGTAGATGTTGGAGACCAAATAGTAGGTATCAAATCTTTTCGTAATAAACTTATTATATTTTGTAAGAATAGTATATATCAATTATCTGGACTTGATACAACAGCAGTCTTATCATCGGTAACTAAAAATATTGGTTGTGTAAGTGGTAAAACAATTCAAGAGATTGGTGGAGATTTAATTTTCCTTTCTCCAGATGGTTTAAGAACTATCGCAGGTACTGCTCGTATCGATGATATTGAGCTAGGTTCTATTAGTAGAAAAGTATTACCTATATTTAGAGATGATATCTTTCCTAACTTATCATCTATAACTTTTTCTAGTATGGTTATTAGAGAAAAAAGTCAATATAGATTATTTTATTATAAGAATGGAACTGCTGACTTACAACAAAAAGGATTATTAGGAACTTTTAAAATATCTTCACAAGGAGTTCCTTTATATGAGTGGAGTGAATGTACAGGTATTCCAGCTCGTATGACTCATTCAGGATTTGATGAAAATAATAATGAGGTACATTATCATACTAGTGTAGATGGTTATGTATATGAACATGATAGTGGTAGCAACTTTAACGGAAGTAGTATACCAGCAGAATATAAGACACCTGATTTAGATTACGGAGATTCAGGTGTGCGTAAAACTTTATATTACTGTAAAACAAGTATTCGTGCTGAAGGGGCAAATAATAATTTAAAATTACTTTGTCGTTACGATTTTGATGATAATAATATTCCTCAACCAGCAGAGGTATCAATAGGCTCACTAGCTAGTCCAGCTCTCTTCGGAGTAGCAGTTTTTGGAGCAGCAATTTTTGGACAAACACTTTATCCACAACAAAAGGTAAATCTTGTAGGTAGTGGATTTACAAATAACTTTACAATATCAAGTACTGGTACTGCATCTCCTTATACAATTTCAGGATTTTATGTAGACTTTATTCCAGGCGGAAGGATTTAAACATGGCGGCATATACAAGACAGAGTTCATTTGCAGATGGTAGTACTATCAATGCATCATTATTTAATAATGAATATGATGCTTTAGCGGCAGCATTTGTTAATACAAGTGGACACAAACATGATGGAACAACTGGTGAAGGTCCAGTCATAGGTCTTATAGGTGATGCTAGTGTTGCGACTCCTCTTAATAAAGTTTTAATTGATTCTTCAAATGACCATATTGAATTCTATGTAGATGTATCTTCATCTGCAGTTCAACAAGCATACATTGCTGACGGAGTAATTGCTCCAGTTACAGATAGTGATGTTGACCTTGGAACATCTTCTCTCTATTTTAAAAATGCTTATATTGATGCTATAACAACTACAGGTAATGTAGCAGTTGGTGGTAACTTAACTGTTACTGGTACAACAACATTTAATGGTGGTACAATTAATCTAGGGGACGCAGCTACAGATAATGTTGCATTTAATGGTACTATCACAACTAACTTAATATTTGAAGGTTCTACTGCTGATGCACATGAAACAACTTTAGCACCAGGTAATCCTGGTAGTGATATTACTTTAACTTTACCTTCTTCAGCAACAGATACTTTAGTAGGTAGAGCAACAACAGATACACTTACAAACAAAACATTAACTTCACCTAAGATAAATGAAGATGTAGCAGTAACTTCTACTGCGACAGAATTAAATTTATTAGACGGTGTAACAGCTACTACTTCAGAACTTAATATATTAGACGGTGTAACAGCTACTACTTCAGAATTAAATATATTAGACGGAGTAACTTCTACTGCATCAGAACTTAATATTCTTGATGGAGTAACTTCTACTGCATCAGAATTAAACATATTAGATGGAGTAACTTCTACTGCAGCAGAATT